GAGCCATCAGATAATAAAATAACCAAATAATGTTTATTATCGTAAAAATCAGCGCCAATGTCTTTGATTGTTTTGTTTTGTAGAAAATCGAATAGATTATCGATGGTTTCATGGGAAGTTTGCATTTAAAGATTCTAACACAACTTCAGGCTTAACAAATTTGTTAGCATCATGTTCTGTATGTTCCCACCATAAAAATTGGTTTTGAACCAAATTATTTCTGTCCTTTAAAAGATTAATATTTTCAGGATGCCCGAATATCAAAGGATCAGAAACCGACCACAGAACTATACCACATTTTCCTTGATCCCATGCTAAATGTTGAAAAAAACTATCACAAGATATCCATGTTTTGCATTGATCTATTAAGATTCGCAGTTCGGATAATGAAAGATTTTTTCTAAAGTCATCGACTAATTGTTCTTCACCTTCTATGCCCACTTGAACTATTGGTTGGTCAATAAGTCTAATAAGTTCTTTCCAGTAAGGGTAATTTTTTGGATTAATTTTTCCATTCTTTAAAGCTTTAGAATAAGGGCTGATGATTATCATAGATACATTTTTCTAAAAGCATCTTCTAATGTGCCAGTCCAATTCCATTGACACATCTTTCCATAAATATTGTATTGATCTAAATTGCCAAACAATGCATAAGCTTCAGCAAGTGATTTGCCGGGAACAATATCAGGATAGCAAGTAAATACTTCAGCATTTTTTATATCAGGCAATACATGACTAAATACAATATGATCGCCCATGCCACAATCAAGCACTACAATTGTTTTGTCTTTATGATTTAAAACATTTTTAAAAATAGATTCATCTTGTTCATAAAGCTTTTGATTAGTTTCGGATCGAATACCGCCATCAGGATTTTTAAGATGCCATGTAACTGCATTGGGAATAACCATAATCTTATAGCCTTTTAAAAATAAGCCATAAGTAAATAATGTTTCTTCCCGATGGGCTACCCTTGAAAGACCAAGATTGTAATCATGCACGCCAGCACGATAAAGAAAAGAACAATGAAGATGTTCAACTTCTTTTGCCTGTTCAATATAATTCCATTGAATATTAGGTTCTATATCAATATTTTCTAATTTGCCTGTCGAATTTAATACTTCTTGTTTAATGGGCGGCGTTAAAATTGATCCACCTATTGCACCTATATTTTCCCTTGAAACCGCACAATCAAATAATCTTGCTAATACATTAGGTTCAGGAATTGCATCATCATCTACACGCCAAACCCAATCATATCCCATGCAATTAGCCGCCTGATGAATATGATGCTGACCTTTCTTTCCAGCATAAATCCATTCCCATTCTATGCCTTTAATATTTAACATTTGAAAGAAATAACTATAAATCATTTCATTTCGCATATCTTGTGGTTCATCGTTATCATCAAAGATAACTAGCTTATCAACCTTTTTTGTTTGATTGATTATGGCATTAAGCACTAAAGGTAAAGTTGTATGATATCTGCCACGGGTTGCTACAGAACAAAGAACTTTATCCACGATCCCACCGCATAATCATAAGATTGCATCGATTGTTTTGATTAATTTCTTGTGGGTAATCAGTAATATAGCCAGTTTCATTAATGTAATTAAATAAGAAACCATTAAAATGCGCTTCATTTAATTGATGAAGTTTGTGATGTTCCCCCCAAAATCCTACGGGTTCATTATGTGGAACTGTGATTAAAAGCCGTCTGCAATGATTCTTTAATTGTTCAACAATTTGAAGTCCATTATCTAAATGTTCTATAACTTCAAAAGCCACGATTGTATCGTAAAATGCTAAAGGGTATGTATTGATATCAGCAAAAGAAAAAGATGTGTTTAAGCCCCATTCCTGTTCGCGTGCAACCTGAATAATTGTATGGTCGTAATCTAGCCCCATATAATTAATGTCGTTAGGAAAGAATTGTGATCCGTAGCCAGTAGAACAACCTATTTCAAGAATTTTCTTGCCAAATAGATTGCGGTTAGCCCAAAGATAACGGGTGGCTTCCCTAGGCAATACTGGATCGCCTTTAAGAAAAACCGCCCGTTCATAATTGTTTGATAGTAAAAATCTGTATTGATTTTGGTCATACTCTTTCAAGTAGTCCAAAACTTCTTTTGATATCTTATTCATGTTTTATCCTTTAGATTGGATATATAGCTAATACCCTATCATTTAAAGTTAATGCAGTTGTTGTAAATGTAGTGCCGCCTGATACTGTGCAATCAGTTCCATTCACAAGTATAACACCATTAACTGAAACTTGAATCTTGTTTGCAGTATAACTGTTAGTTGTTGTAAATGATGTTTGTCCAGCCGTAGCAGTATAAGCATTATAAATTAAATTGCTTACTAAACTTGCTTGAATTCCGCTATAACCGGAATAGCCACTAATACCTGAACCACTATAACCTGAATAGCCTGAAATACCTGAAGCGCCATTAGTTCCGTTTTGTCCGCTATAGCCTGAATATCCGCTTGCGCCAATGCTTCCATTAATTCCACTATATCCTGAATATCCCGAAATTCCACTTTCGCCAACTTGACCACTAAAGCCTGAATAACCGGATATACCTGAACCACTATAACCGGAATAACCACTTATACCACTTCCTGAATAACCTGAAATTCCTGAATATCCTGAAAAACCGCTATATCCACTATATCCTGAAATAGCATAAGTTACTTGTGTTGCAGTAAATATAACTGATGGTGTTTCAGGGTAAGTTGCATTGCCAGCTATTGTTTCTAAATAAACATTTGCATTAGAAGTATCCCAATATAATTCAATATAATCATTTGCATTTAAATCTAATACAAAATTAACAGTTAATATATTTGATGTATATGCACTTCCTTGTTTATCAGGAACATCATAATGTGAATTAGTATCAGCAACATTTGTTCCATTCTTTTTTAACCAAACTTGGGTAGAACCTAACCCTGTGCTATGGTTTGTAAATTGAATAGAAAATGTAAGACTATATGTTCCTGTGTTATTAAATACAATTCTTGATGAAGGCGATCCAATAGATATATCCCTTGAATTTGTATCATAACTATTAAAAGTGATTGCAGTTGGTGTATTTGTAGTTGTAGCTTGCGTTGTAGTATCCCAAAATGAACCCCAAGATGCTACTGTGCCGCCTAAACCCGGCGCGCCTGAATAGCCACTATATCCCGAAATTCCGCTATAACCGGAAGTTCCAATTCCTGAATAGCCACTATAACCACTATAGCCTGAAGTGCCTGAACCACTATAACCGGAATAACCGGATACACCACTTCCTGAAAATCCACTATATCCGGAAATTCCTGAAAATCCTGATTGTCCATCTATTCCGCTATATCCGCTATAGCCCGAAATTCCTGATTCGCCAACCGCGCCACTATAGCCACTATATCCGCTAAATCCACTAACGCCCGATCCGCTAAATCCTGAAAAACCTGAATATCCTGAAATTCCGGATTCGCCAATTGCGCCCGAAAATCCACTATATCCACTAATTCCGCTTGCGCCAACTTCGCCTGAAAATCCTGACCATCCTGAAAATCCGCTAAATCCTGATTGTCCGCTAAATCCGCTAATTCCTGAAAATCCTGATGCGCCAACTTCGCCGCTATATCCTGAAAATCCTGATATGCCACTTGCGCCCGGTGGTCCTACAATTTGACCAGCATCAAACCAAGTTGATCCATTCCAAACATATAAGTCGCCATCAGATGTAACAATATAAGCGTCATTAATATTTGCGCTTGGTGGAAGGTCTGCTGGTGTAGGAACTTCGCCTACAATATTAATATTTGCGCCTTGTTGTCCGCTATAACCCGAAAATCCTGAATAGCCCGATATTCCACTTCCGCTATAGCCCGAAATTCCTGAAAAACCACTATAGCCGCTTACGCCTGATCCGCTATATCCTGATATGCCTGACCATCCACTATAGCCTGAAATTCCACTTCCACTAAATCCTGAAAATCCGCTAATGCCTGATTGTCCAACTGCGCCACTAAATCCGCTATATCCCGAAATTCCTGATTGTCCAACTGCGCCTGACCATCCTGAAAATCCACTTATTCCTGAAAATCCACTTATTCCACTACCTGAATATCCTGAATATCCTGAAAAGCCACTAGTGCCAACTGCGCCCGAAAATCCGGATGCGCCATTTTGTCCTGAATATCCTGAAATTCCTGAAAATCCGCTATAGCCTGAAATTCCACTAGCGCCTTGAATTGATTGACCTGAATACCCGGAATAACCACTTATGCCTGAACCTGAATAACCGGAATAACCGCTTACACCTGATCCTGAAAATCCTGAATAGCCCGAAAATCCGCTATATCCGCTAGCGCCCGAACCACCTGAATAACCAATTCCACTATACCCGCTAAAACCGCTATAACCTGAATAGCCCGATGCCCCAGCAATACCACGATCAATTGTGATTTCAGTTGCGGCGGTAGGTGTTACATTAACAGTTAAATTATTGCTATCTATTACATCAATATTATAGTTAGCCATATTAGTTCACCACGCCATCTGATCTAACTAGGAATAATAAGAAAATAATAATATCTTGGGCTGGTGTTGAACCTGAAGCTGGAAATCCAATTTTAATGCGACCTGAAAAGCCTACGCAATTTTCAGCATTAATATCTAATTGTGGATCAGTTGATATAACTGACCATGTTGATTCATCAATAACAAGTGTAAATATGCCTAAAGCATCATTTCTATTTTCAATAGTTAATGATACTGGTGTTGGTGTGGGTGTGTAATCTGCAATATCAAATGTAAGACCATATCGGCTATCATGGATATTAGATAATTGTCTGCGAATGATTGTAGCATCAATAGTAGCACCAGTTAAATCTACTGGAACGCCATCAGTATTAAATGCTAAATTCCAAAAGGTTTTTTGATTATAAACAAGTTCGCCAGCAATGATTTCATTATCAAAGCCACTTACTTGTTGAAGTGTGTTTTTATTAAAGATAGCCATAATTTTTCCTTACAAGGTTAATGACGCAAGCATCTTTCTGACGCAATGCGAATATGTCTTATCTTTTATATAATTATACAGTAATAATTATTTTCCATGAAGTAGAAGCTTCATCCCATTCATATTTTTCACCATCATCAGGATATGGTGTAGGTGCTTCCCAAGTCCATGTTGATTCATTTAAAGTCCATGAAGCATATGGTTGTGGCGCATAAAATACATCATTAGTTCTGTCATAAGTGTATCCAATACCAGCGTAATTACCTCTTAATGGTCTGCCTTCAGGATGTTGATTTCCTTTAGTGTTATAAGAAGTTTGTATCCATTCACCCGGTGATGAATCTACAAATGTATCAAAAAATTCTTTTTCTGCAACGATAACTTGAACTACTTTACCATCACAAACTTTAGCAAAATGCGACATATATTTCCCCTTTATTCTTATTATACCTTATGCGGTATATGTTCCTGAAGCAGTATATTTTAAAATTGTATTAGAACCTGAAGTAGTAACTGTAGGTGATCCAGTAGTTGTGCCTGTATATGATGATGTAGGAATTGATAATATTACTACACCTGATCCGCCTGATCCGCCAGTTCCACTATTTCTTCTTCCACCACCACCACCACCACCAGTATTTGCTGTAGCATTACCACCAGCACCATTACCACCACCACCATTACCGCCAGCACCACCTAATGCAGTTTCAGTTCCACCACCACCACCACCAGCATAATAAGTAGATGCACCAGTAATAGAAGATGCCAAACCAATTCCGCCCGGACCGGGATTATTATCACTTCCTGTTCCACCTACTGCACCAGCACCACCACCGCCACCAGCAGATGAATTTGTTGAAGGATTGCCACCATTACCACCTGAATTGCCTTGTCCTGATGTTCCTGATCCACCTAAACCCGGACTTGCAGTATTTCCATTATATGCACCACCACCACCACCTGAACCACCTGAATTACCATTATAATTTGGATTATTACCACCATATCCACCACCATTTGATGTAATAGTTGTAATTCCTGTTCCACTTAATACAGAATTTGATCCATTGGCATTTGCTGATCCACCACCACCAACAGTTATAGTATAAACTGATCCGGGTGTTAAATTAGCAGTAGATGTTTGATAACCACCAGCGCCACCACCGCCACCAGCGTAAGGTGCGCCAGTTGTTGATACAGTTCCACCGCCACCACCGCCAGCAACAACCAAATATGAAATAGGAATTTGTTGTGCAAAAGGTGTTCCTGATTTATAAACATTAGATTGACTTAACCAACCTTGTGTTGAATCAATATAAACTAATGTTAATCCCATTCTGTTTGTAGAAATAATAATATTGCCTGTGCCTGAATTTATTTTTCCACCATTAGGTGCAACAGTAATATTATTAGTTGCCGCAGTTCCAGCATAATCTACAATAACTACTGATTGACCAATAGTAGGGCTAGAAGGTAATGTTACTGTAATAGTTGATGAAGTTGTATTAACTAAATAACCATATCCAGCAGATGCAGTAAATGATGAAGTTTGAACTGCCGCCCAAGTTAAAGCACCTGAAGCTGATCCGTAAGTATAAGCTGATCCATCAGTTCCTAAAATTGTGCCATTAGCACCGACAGTTGTTAGGTTAGTGCCGCCTTTGTTAATAGGAATAGTGGGTAAATTAGTTGTAGGAAATTGATTAACTAATCCAGTAGTAGGATCAATCTGACCTGATGAATTTAAGGTATTAGCAAACTTTCCTAAATTATATGCTTGCGACATTAATTATCCTATGCAGTATATGAACCTGATGCAGTAAATTTAATAATGGTATTAGAACCTGATGTTGTTACAGTTGGGCTACCAGTTGTTGTTCCTGAATAATTTGCAGTAGGAACAGAAAGAATAACAACGCCTGATCCGCCATTTCCACCGGGATAATTTTGAACTGATGGAACAATATAATAACTACCACCACCACCACCACCGCCAAGATTGGCAGTTCCAGCGCTTCCTGTTAATGTAAGTGTATTTGCACCAGTTCCACCCCCGCCTTGACCGCCCGGTCTTGCAGTTTGTTGTCCTTCACCATTTACACCAGCCGCAATTGCACCACCACCACCGCCACCATAATAAACTGATGATCCAGTAATGCTTGAAGTAACACCATCACCGCCAGTTGCGCCATAAGGCGATACATTGGTTGAAGGATTACCAGCCGCCCCAGCGCCACCACCACCTGAACCGCAATAAGTATCAGAACCAGCAATTTTTACACCAGTATTATTACCACCAGCATATCCTTGACCAGCAGTTCCTGAACCACCTGATGATGTAAAACGACCAGCACCACCGCCACCTGAACCGCCTGATAAACCATTATTGCTATCACCAGCACCGCCACCGCCACCAGCAGTTGCAGTTAAACTAAATCCAGTAGAATTTGATCCGCTAGTTCCCATACCAGCGCCACCAGTTCCTGAACCACCTGTTGCAACACCACCAGCACCGCCACCGCCTACTGTAAATGAATAAACAGTTCCTGGTGTTAAAGTTGTTGATCCAGTAATAACGCCACCAGCGCCACCACCACCACCAAATCTAGAACCGCCACCACCTCCACCAGCAACTACAAGATAAGATGCTGAATAAGTATTTATAAATGGCGTTGTTGAATATACATCACTAACCGCAACCCAGCCTTGTGTAGCATCTGCATATACAAGTGTTAATCCTTCACGATTTGTTGTAATAAAATAATTAGTGGTATTACCTTGAATTTTATTTCCATTTCTTCCTAAAATAATATTGTTAGTAGCGGCAGTTCCAGCATAATCAATAATTGAAATCATATCGCCAGCAGTAGGGCTTGCTGGAAGTGTTACTGTAATTGCACCTGAAGTTGTATTGACTGGATAACCATAATTAGATGTTGCAGTAAAGTTTGAAGCTTGAACAGATTGCCATGCAATTGTGCCAGCAACATTACCCCATGATAAATTAGTGCCATCAGATTTTAATACTTGACCAGCAGTTCCTACTGAAGTTAGTCCTGTGCCACCTTTTGTAGTAGGAATAGTAGGTAAATTAGTTGTTGAAATTGTGCCTGTAAATCCTGTGGAAGCATCGGCTTGACCACTTGTATTTACTTTATTAGCGAATTGGGATAAATTAAATGCTTGCGTCATCGTTATTCCTTATGCCGCACCAGCGCGGGCGTATGATTGTTGTTGTAAAACAGAAATCGAATTATCAGGGATAGTAGTCAAAGTATATTGTCCTGTTACCTTTGTATAATCTGATGAATCCACTAATAATACTCCATTTTCATATAAATTAAAAGCACCACTTGTGTAACTAAATGAATAAGTATCTTGTCCTATGACTGTAAATGCAATCACATTTACAGGCGTTCCCACAGGTGTTGTCGTATTGTTTTGATCAAATTGAATAATAGATAAATGACCATCAGCCAAGTTTGGCATATTAGTATAAGTATTTCCTACAATATCATAATCTTGATCAGGAACTACTGTGCCATTAAAGAATGGTATTTCATATCCTGAATTAAATGCCCAATCTGTAGGTGTATAAGAGCCAGCCGCAGTTAAATCTGCATTAAATCGACTAAATACAGGATAGCTTGTTCCAGCACCACGATAAACATAAATTGAATTACCAGCGCTTGCAGTTACTGATCCTGTAAATGTTATTTCGCCAGTTGTATAATTAACACCTGAAACTGTATATTGTGTCGGTGTTCCTGTATTGCTAAATGTCATTTTATCGCCAACATTAATATATTGATGTGGCATATTAGCTAGATTCCAATATACATTTGAACCTGAAACGCTATCTACAATTAATCCTGTATTAGCATAATAAGCACCACTTGAAACTGCCCTAAATGAAACAATATAAATTTGATCATTTAAATCTGCACCAATATCTAAAGTTACAGTTGTATTAGTGTCTGTGTATTCATCGTCATTTAATAAACAACCATTTTGAAATACCCAACATTGACCATTAATATAATTGGCGGCGCGTGTTACGCTAAATGCAGTTTGTCCTGAAGTTGCTACAAAAGGATCAATTGTCATGTAAAAATCATCAGGCGTTGTAAATCCTACAACACGACCATAAATATCAATCGTTAATGTAGTGGCAGTTCCTGTTTTAATTGTTGGTCCGCCAAAATCTAGGAATTGATCTAATGAAGCTACAACTTGACCATCGGCAGTATTAGTTACTTTAATTTGTCCTGTGCCTGTAGTTGTATTTCCTACGCCAAGGAATTGTCCTGTAGCCGGTCTTAAATCAATTGTATTTGTGCCATCAGGTAAAGCTGACCATATTTTAGGATCAAATTTAGATGTGGTTGTAGGAACAAAAGAACCTGAACCTGAAGCGTAGTCAGCAAAGTCAGTATCAAAACTAAATTTATAGTTTTGTCTATTACAATAAATTAAATAAATATTTGTGCCAAATGCTGGATCAGCTAATGTCCATGTTCCAGCATAATCGGCTGGATTGCTAGAAGGTGTTACAGATGAATTATTAAAATATCCATAATATAATTTACCTCTAGGATTTAAATCAAATCCAGTTCCATCAATATCATCAGCATAAGCAATAGATAAATAGCGTTCTACATATTGCCATGTTCTAGGTCGCCATTCTAATAAAGTAGATGCTAAACTATAATCGCTTGTAGCAATAGCATTAACCATACGGCTAAAGAAATACCAATTACCAGCCGGAAGATTAGATATTTCAACTGAAGGTAACACTTCATTTAATCCATAAGGATTGCCATTAGATTGAATAGCAGTTGTTCCAGCAAATATTAATTGGCTAGTTGTAGGATATTGATAAGCTGAATACCAAATTTCTGCATATTGAGTAATGCCAGCACTTGATGATGTTGGTGTTACAAAAATGCTAGGAATAGCTATATTAGGATATTCGGCAGTAACAACTGGTGCTGGAACAGTTCCAAAAGCAGTAGGGCTACCAATTCCTGTATTAGGGCTTGGTAAAAATTCTGTTATATTTCTATCGTCATAAACTTGTGGATTATATTCCATTAAATTTAATGCGGCAGTTACTTTTCCATCATCAGTAAATTTTTGCGTAACTTTATTAATTCTAAATAATTTAGCAACCCATCCATAATTAGCATTTGTTACTGTAACAATATCGCCAGCTTCTAATTGAAGTCCTACATAATTAATTTCACATTGAATTTGTAAATCTTCCCTTGCCGCTTCAAGCATACGATTAGCAAGATATTGGGCTTGAACATTATTATTAACTAAATAAAGATTAACTGATTGTTTATTGACTGGTTCATTGGCAAATAAAAGACTTGGATTAACAACTGCCAAATCAAATGTAGCTGAATTAAATGAATCTTTAGCTGATCCATCGGGAAATTTACATTCAATAATATTAAATGAATTATTAAGATCAATAGGGCTTACAGTAATACCGCCAATCATATTGCTATTGTTAATATCCATAGCAACTGAATAAGTAGGTTGTTGAACAATAACACCCCAAAGACCAGTTATTTCATTGTATTTAACCAAGCAATCGCAACAATCTGACATTGCTTGAATATTTTGCATAATCTTTAATTGTGTATCTAAAGAACCATTAAATGTAAATCTAGGTTGTGTAGTTGTATTTCCATCATAATCTGTATAAGTAAATGATTGACTTGAATATGTATTTAAAGCAGTTAAACTTGTAGTATCAATATTAGCTACAGGAATAGCCGCACCATAACGGGTTGAAGTAAAATAATCTAGGAAACAATCGCCGGGGGCTGATCTTGAATTTGTTATTTGAAATCTAGTTTGATTTAAACCAGTTAAATTACGATCCTGATTATATTTAATATGAACAATAGCAAATGCCGCATTACTCATTAATTTGGTAGCATCCCAAGTATAAATAAGTCCTGTTGAATTCATTACATCAATAGCTGATGTAGAAGTATTTGCTGGATTATTTGAACCATTTCTATATAGCCAAATATCCATATATCCAGTTACATCTTGTGTTTCATTTGTAGATTCATCAAGCAATCCTGTTACTTGTGATCCACTTCCAAATATAACTTTTTTACCGCCCCAATAAACATTACCAAAAGTAAATGTATCAGGCGTGCCACCAGTTTCAGTATTAGTTACTTCAGATAATGTAATAACCCAATAAATATCTTGGTTATCTTCAGTAATTGACATATCAGTAATAACACCGCCTACATAAGCTGATCCATAAATAACTGGAATTTTATTATCACCGGCTGGGGAAAGTTGTTGTCGATTGCCCGGATTAGGTTGTGCTTGTTGTGAATTGGTTGGCGCATCAGGCGCAAATACTTTTGATAAAATGGATGAAGCCACCATGTTAATAGCGAACGCCACCATTTCCGTCAGCATTTCGCCGGCGACCATGTGGAATATTTCAACTGCTATAAAACCACCCATTAACTAATTTCCCAATGATGTTCTAATAATTTTAAACCAAATTTAGATAAATCAATGCCAATATAAGATGACATTACGGCTTGATTTATTTCATGTCTATCAATCATGTCTTTTGCTATTTTTATATATTCTTTAATTAATCTTGCTATTACAATATTTGTTTTTCCAGTTAGCATTGTTTCTTGTAATTGATATATGTTTTCATTCCAAAAGCATTGCGATTTGACTGCTACCAAAATGCCTGTTTGATCATTATCAATTAATACAAATCCACGCCCAGCATATAAAGCACTTAAAATAGTTTCTACATAAGTTTTTGACCAGCTTAACGGATTCTTTGTTAATGGATTATCCGATTTAATTGCAAAGTCTTTTAGTAGTTCTATTATCTTATCGTTATCGTATTTGTTTGCAAATCTAATCAACCAGTTTTCCCAAAGGCATAATTAATAGTTTCAATAAAATTAACACGATTCATAGATGTATCGCCCGGATTAAAAAATTCCCAAGCATTATTATTGGTATATCTTCCGGCAGTTCTATTTTGAAGAATGATTTGAATGCTAGATGCTGAAGCGGTTATGATACCTACATAAGCCCTTGCTTCTTCCATATATTGTTCAGTAATAGAAAAAGAACTTATATAGCCTGTAAAAAATTTATAAAGACCGCCTGTGCCGCCAGTAGTAATTAATTCATTGTCTGTATTAAAGAATCCATGCCACATTTCAATTAAAGAACCTTTAATATCATGTCCTAAAGCCCAGCCTAAAAGTGCAGTATCTAAACCCACCAAAGTAATTGTTGTTTCATTGGCGGTTGATTTAATATCGCGTTGAACATCGCCAATTTTAACTAATGATCCTAATGCATCAAAAGGTTGGGAATCTACGGCTGGAATAGTAAGAATTGAAGGTGTGGTAGCAAAACGATAGGTAGCAGTAGATGTCGTAACTCTTACGAAATCTGCCATCCTTATATTATTGGTATTTTGTATTGGTGTTATATTATCCATTATGTAACCGCTTCTATAGCTTTAAATGTTCCATTCCATGTAACAAATGAATCATTAGTCATAGGAATAAAAGTGTAAGTTGGGTATTCTTGAAGTATAACAGGGAAAGTAACACCAATATAAGTGTTTCCACCTAAAGATTGTGTTATGCCATATTGACCAATAACCGCATCCATAGGATTTGTTAATGTTGTCATAATAGTTCTATGAACAGGAATAGAAACAGTTGAACCCGATCCGCGTAAAACATCATCAGTAGCAATATAAGAATATCTATCAATTTGTAAAAAATCCCCCGTTTTAACAATATAATCAGTTGGCGACATTGTTGGTAAAGAACCTAATACAATTGTTTTATTTGCGCTTGAAGTTTGATATTGACAATTACCAATTTCAGTAGCATCCATATCGCCTTGATAAGCAATATAATTCCACCATCCGGTAGAACCAAAATTTAAATAAGATTCATATTGGCGATCCACGGAACGCAAATTAGATAATAAAGCCCTATTTTGACTATAAAGCAAATAATTCATTGGCTTCATATCAAAGAAAAAAGGTTGAACTGATAAGATTTCGGAAGTAGATATTCTTTGATTTCTACTCATTGTTTGACCAATAAAGCGATGGTCATTAATACCAACAGATTCAGAAATTGCTAATATTTGATTTAATGTAGCCATATTTATCTACTTTGTGGTAATGATCTTTGGGCAGATTGATTAGCTGACCAAACTGCTTGTTTATTTTTAGCCAAGAATTGCGTGGCTGATTGCGTATCAATAGCTTGCATATTAGCAATATAAGGACCATTATACACGATTTGTGGACTGCCACCCATCATTGATCCTATTTGGTTATTAGGAATAATAGCGCCTGATGTTGATGGAACAAATATTTCAGGACCGCGTTCACCAACAAGATAAGGTGAAGCACCACTTACATCACCACCACCAGCTTTACCTAAAAGAATTGATCCGCCGATTTCACCGGTTGATCCTGTGAACATTCCGCTACCGCCACCACCAAATCCAAATATTTTACCCAATGCACCAAACATAGATGTCATTTGTGCGCGCATTTGAATCTTAATTAAATCTGCAATAATACTTCTTGCTAAATCGCTAAAGCTTAATTTGCCTGTTCTGACAAATTGATCAATAGCAGATTCCATATTTTGTGTAACAGATACAAATGCTTCTTCACCCATTTTTGCCGCATTAGTAGCATTTTCAATGTAAGATGCATAAGCTTTTTTCCAGCCAAATTCAAAAGTTCTTTGTGATTGTGCAATTTGATATTCTTCTTGCGCCCTTTGTTTTTCTAATTTAGCCCAATCAGCCGCTTGTTCTTTAGTCATTTTCTTTTCTTCAACTAAAAGTTTTTGTTTTTGTTCAATATCAAAAATTTCAAGTTTAAGTTTTTTTTCATTTTCCATTAAAAAAGCATATTCAGCTTCTTTTTTATTTCTTTCCATTTTGGCTTGTGTGATTAATTTTTCTTTATCATAAAATTCTTGTTGCTTTTTCATTAATGCAAGAACATCTTTATTTTGTTGTTGTTCGCGATTAATTTGATCGGCAAAATTAAATGATTTACCATCTTTTCTTTCAGCTATTTGATTTTCAGGCATATACCAAGTTAATGGTATCCATTTACTCATTTGACCTAAATGGTCTTGAATAAATTTATTGATTTTTGCCATTGTATTATAAAATTGAATAGCTTTATCTGTTATAAATTCAAAAGCTTTTCCCATTTTTAATGCAAAGCCTGTTTCCATTGCAAAAGATAATTTATTAAGATTATCTACTGCATTACCTATTTGTTTAAACGCTTCTTCAGCATCTTTAAAAGATTTTTGATTTTGATCTAATTGATCAGCAACACCATTCCAATCAATACCCCTTGAAGCACGACCGATAACATTAAATGCAACACCAGTTTTATCTGCAACATCACCAAGTTTTTTAAATCCATCAATTGCTTTAAATAACAATTGATCCATTGGTTTTGTGCGTAAATCTTCCATAGAAATGCCAAGCCTTTTAAAGCTTTCTTGCATTTCTTTATTTTGATGATTGGCTTCATAAACACTACGGGTAAATTTATTAACAAGCTGACCAGCAGTATCAGCTTTTCCGCCATTGGTAATTAAAGCTTCATTAAGCCTTAAAACATTTTGAACTGAAAGTTCTGAAGCTTGGGATATGTCATTGATACTATCTGCAAATCTAACTGCGTGAACTGCGGCAGTAGCAAAAGCAGTTCCAATAGCCGCAACGCCTAGGCGTGAACCTATAATAGATTGATTAAATCCTTGAAGTCTTTCTTGGGCAATGCCTAAATTCTTGTTAAATTCACCGGCATCTAAACCAAGAACAACACCTAACCGCGATATTAAAGACATAAAACTTACCTTTTAAATTTGTCTAAACTAAACCCTTGGGCTTGCGACATAAATACTAATAATGAATCACTAGCGGTTACTTCGGGTTCATTATAGTAATATTGATAAACATTACCTAATATGTCTTTAAGTTTGTAAGTTTGACTTTCTTTACTGCGTAAATAATTAAATACCCCCGCCGTAAGTATTCCTAGCCCCGTTACAACACTTTTATTGCCCAAAGCACCATCAGCATACATGACCATAATTTCGTTCATTGTAGCTTCATCTAGCGCGTCTATATCTTGTGTTGTATGCCCATTAAAAATCATTGCCGCCCGCACTTGGGTTCTTAATGAGCCTATTACTTTGACTTTATATCTTTATAGTCCGGGCTTATAACTTCATTAATTTTATCCACTAAAGTTAATTGAATGGATAAAGGAAATTCATCTTCAACATCTTTATATTCAATTCCATCTAATGATTGACCATCTTCAGGAATTAAAAATTTAATATATTCAACTATTCTGTGCTGAATAGATACTTTACTTTTAGCCGCTTCGCGTAATGATCTACCATCAACAACAATATCGTTATCTGTAAATTCTACATTATCGCCAGCTTGATCTTTCATAGCGATTAAATCTTTAGATAATTCTTTATAAATTTCTTCTACTTTTTCTTCATCAGGATGTTTAAAGTAATCTTAAATAGCTTCTATTTCGTGAACGCTTGGCACTCTAACTTTAAAAGTATGATTGCCTAATTCAAATGTTCTAGTAAGAATTGAAAGTTTATGTTCTTCATATTTCTTACCTAATGCTGATCCTAATTTACTCATACATTCTTACTCCTATATTGTTCAATTTTTTGTTGTAAAATCTTACCTAATGTTTCACTTACCGCTTGCGCTTGTGATTCTAAAGAAACTCTTAAATATGGTTTGCCGGGCATATTAGCCGTTCCAAATTCATTAGCCGCCGCACGACCATCTGCTAAATATCCTTGTTCAGCAAAATAAGCTTTTTTAGCACTTCTAAATTCAGCACCTTTAAGATGCGAATGTGATTGTTTAAATTTCTTTTTTAAGCTTTTAGGAATCGGTTTAGTGGATACTAAAGATATAACAGAATCTTGGTATTTTACATATCTTGATTGTTTATCTTTTCCACTTGGTCTTCTTGCAGTTATATACAAAGAATCAACCAATAAATGTGTATCGCCTTTTGGAACTAAAGCTTTAGCCATTGCTAAAACTGGTTTCATAGCTTCCCGAACTGCCGGGATCAATACTTTACTTGTGGCTTTTTTATCGCCTATATCAACTCTTAATTGTTCAAAGACTTCTAAAGTTTCCTTCAAGCCTTTAACTTCAAAAGTTGTTGCCATTAATCTGCCTTAATTATTTTATGATAAATCGCATTATTTAAACGGATTGCATAATCAACACATTCTTCAGGGCTTAATTTATCAGCTTGATATTTAGCAATTTCATGCGCTAAAGCAATGCCTGTTAAGCGTTGTTGGGCAAACCCAAACCAGTTCTTTTGACCTGAACCAGCTTGGGCTACCAAATAAGCTAATAAATCGTTCTGTGATTTAATTTCCGTTGTCATGTCTTTTCCTTGTCTTAATTAAGAATTGTTTGACCAACCATATTGGTTGCCGCGTGGGTGAACAGTAAATGTGCATTTTGTTTCAGCGCCCGGTGCTGGATCAATTTTGAATTCGCCAACACGACCATTGAAAGCATAAGCAACAATATTGTTTTCGCCATCATTAGCAAAAATAACAAATGTTCTGTCAATTGTGCCAACATAAGCATCATTACGCATTACTAATAACATTGCGTCAGATGGATTCCATGCCGCAGTAATAGTCATTGAAGTAGGTGCGGCTTGAACTGGGATTTTGTCAGATTGACGGCTACCAGCTACACCAAAAGATGCAACTGCATCATCTTGACCAAATGCTGGAATAGCTTCAACAGGAATAACTGTTGTAGGATCAGCAATAGCTGAAACATCAGCCCAAGTGCCTAATTGTGTAACAGTTAAAGGTGTTGGTGTTGCGCTATCTTGCGCGTATAGGGTTGCGCTAAAGCCGGGTAAAATTTTATTTGGAAGTGCCATAATTTATTTCCTTTGTTAAAAAATTAAAAATTCTTATGTTGGTATATCTAGTGTGCAATCCATAAATATATTGAATAGATTGATTTCGTTATCGTATCCATTATAAAGCCAAACTACATCTGCCTTTGATATTGGGAAACTTGTGCCACTAGGATCACCAAATATTCCGCTATACCCGTGCAATGCTTGTAAAATTGTATTTGCAGTTTGAAAGCTACCTTCCATGCTAGTTGAAAAAACACTCATTTGGAAAATAGGTCTATCAATACCTTTAATGCTTTGTATCTGACCAGTATAAACTGGCTGATGAACATTTCTTAATTGCCATGTTACAAAGTCATTCTGTGTAGCAAAATTTCTATTAAAGTTCGCATATACAGGAACAGGGGATATTATATCACTTAACTGCCATTGTATTGCTTTTGCATAATCATTTACATTCTGTTGAATAGCCATATTAAACCTTTGTCGTAGGATCGGATCGGTAACACATTAAGGTTACTGACATACGATCATTGGATTCTAAACAGTCTGTAATACGCCAATCTTTATTTCGCCATGTAATCGAATATAAGTTTTGATTATCCACAATGTCTTTTAGCCAAGGCGTATAGTTCATAGTGAATTGAATCAAATCTTGATATATACGATATCTTTCCGTAATAGCAAGCGAATTTTTTACATCTGACACTAAAGGTCTAGTTGTAAATTTTTTAGTTATTGTGGTTGTATATTCACCATATTCGTTAGTGCCGAATGTTAGCGTATTAACATCCACATTTTCATAGCGTTTAATAGCCATTTACATTACCAATGGTTTATATGGTCTTAATAAAGCATCTACGCCATAAGGAATGTTGTGCAATACACCCATAGTTGTTTCTGCACGATTATTATATAAATGTGTAAATAACAATAATCCAGCCTGTTTAATGACTGGGTAAGCTTGTAAGAAGTTAGCATTTTGGGTGTATTCAACAACCAAAGGACTTGTTCTAGTCATGCTTACATTGCTAGGCATTCCGGCTGGTAAAATTACTTTATTGCCAGTTGTATCGTAATAGTAATCTGTAGGTGCTACAGTAACTAAAACGCTTGGGCTATTTCCGGTGTAATATGCGACTTTATTAATGGTAACTCCACCTGAATTGAAGCTATCTTTATAAGATACTTCAGGCAAATCCAATGCAATTGGGCTTGCGTATAAAGATGAAACGCCATAATAAACACGATATGAAGTAGGGAAAATAGACATACCAAGATAATCTTCTATATGCATTCTTACCGCTAATTCTAAACTTTCTAAATAAGCATCTTGCGATTCATCACCAAACAAATTTAATTGATTAGTAATTTCATCAAGCGTTAGCCAATTAGTCGTTAAATCGCGCGCAATCTGTTCTACTTTATCGTAATTAAAAGGATTGCGTGTTTCCGCATAAGGAACTTGTCCAAGCGTATCAGCCATTATTATGCCCCTATCATATAAACGCCAGCAAACGGATTACGAACTGTTGAAGCTAATCGTTTTTCACCATATAGCGTTACAAAGCCCGGTTTTGTTTGTTCATAGCGTTTAATTGTCATTTCTTCATCGTCTGCAATAGTTAAGAATTCATCCCAATCAGCAAGCACGCCCATTAAAGCATTTGTAGCTGGTGCGGCAAGATATGGATTAGGAATAACAGGAATTCCAAAAATATGCGTTACTGCACCGCCATCACCATCACCTACTTCAAATAACAATGGTAATCCGCCAGTAGCGGTCATTGATCTGAATTTAGCGATTAATCCGGGATGCATATGCCATGCAGTATTTGGTCTATACCAATATTGCGGTGGCAATTTATTAATTGTATTTACTAAATCATCATAAGTTGGTGAAGATGCGCTAATAGATTCATAAACAACTGTATGAATACCATTAGTAATTGCAGTTCCACTTGTGCCGTATGATGCAGTAGAAGTGTTAATTAAGTAAGTGTTTAAACCTCTTAAACCATCAGTTCCACCAGTTGATGTTGTTGTTGAACCAGCTTGGTCATTATTTAAAGCCATTGATGCGGCTTCTAATTGACTAAATTCAAGCATTAAATCTTTAACGATTGTTTGATCAAGATTATTAATATCTGATAAAACTGCCGTTCTAATTGGTAATTGTGCTGAAATAACTCTTGTTGGTAATTGCCAAAATGAAGTAGCAATATTTGGGCTACCACTATCAGGAACTACAGTATAAGTCCAAGGGTTTGTTGAATTAGCCGCATTACCAGTTTTCGCTACAAATTGTGTTGCAGAACCGCCTGATTTGATTTGACGACTTCCAATTCTGAAAGGATTTTCATATCGCAAAGCCGCAAAAGCGTCATCAAAGTATGTTCTACCACCAATATTTAAGCCTGAACCAGTAAGCGCTGAAGCTTCATTAACATCTTGGGCTTTTTCTTCAAGCAGATTAACTTTAGATTCGCCTTCAGTTAGCGCTTGCTTAATGCCATTTAAAATTCTTTCAGATGTATTCATAATTCTTTCCTAATTGATTAAGAAAAAAGGGTGGCGGTAAAACCACCCTTTCCCCACATTGCATTACTACTAGCTTGCGTAGAATGTTGAACGATATCTAACGATGCTGAAAGGATCAACAACAGATGTTGCTAAACGCTTTTCACCATAGAATGTGATATAGCCCGGTAATGTTTGATCATAACGGCGTAGAACCATATTTAAACGATCCACGATTGTATGACCACGATTCCAATCACCAAAGTAAATTGGGTATTGGCTTGTATCTACATCAGGTGAAGGTGTAGCAGTAATAAGCGGATTATCTACATACTTATTAACTACAACATCAAAACCAAGTAGTGTGCCAACAATACCATCTTCGCGTGCTAAACCATCGATGTAAATTGGGCGACCATTTGTGTCTGTAAGACCACGGATTGCCGCTAACATTAATGGATTAATAACGAATTTAGCAGTTGGTGTCCAATATTGTTGTGGTAAAGCGTAGATTAAATTCACAATGTCTTTATATTGAACATTGTTGAATAAACCAATACCATTACCAGCACCAGTTGCATCAGAACCATTAGGAATTAATTGGTCATAAGTAGCGATTGTGTGTAAGCCATTTGATGAACCAGTTCCTGATGTGCCGAATGCCGCAGTTGTTGTTTGACCGCCGCTATAAGAAGCCGCCGCACCAGCATATTGATTTAAACCGCGTAAGCCGTTTGAACCGCCATATGGTGTTGAATTGCTTGATGAAACTTGATCATTGTTTTGAATCATTGATAAAGCTTCTTGTTGGCTGAACTCTAAAAGCATATCAGCAACAACATTTGATTCAAGACCATCGATATCGTCTAGTGCCGCAGTTCTGATTGGGAACTGTGCATTTAAGTCTTGAAGTGTTAATTGCCAAATGTTTGTGCTTTCAGATGTTGGATTTGGATGTGGTGCATCTGTGTTGTTATTGATTGCATAACCCCACCATGCGCCAGCATTACCAGTTTTTGCACGAAATTGGTAAACAGAACCATCTGTTGCAACTGATCTTGAAACACCGCGTAATGGGTTAGCAAGTCTTAATGCAAAGAATACTGGATCATAAGCAGTTCTACCACCAACGCCAGCGCCTGAACCAGTTAATGCTGAAGCTTCTTTAATGTAAGCATCATATTGACCAGCATCTTCGAACATTTTAAGTTCTTTTTCAAAGCGTGAACCTGATTTAACGAATTCAGCTAATTGTGATTTAACTGCACGATTCACTTCTTGGCTGATAGTTTTGTAAGTTTTGATTACTGGTGTAGCTTCTTTAACTGAAGCAACTTTAGCTTCAAGTGCCGCTACTTTTTCATCGAATGAAGCTACTGTTTCAGCAAGTTTAGCATCAACTGAAGCAGTTACTTCTTCAACTTTTGCTAAATTAGCCGCTTCAATAGCATCTAATTTTTCAATAATTTTGTCTGACATGATTTATCCTTTTAGATAATTGTTAAGTTGTTTAAGAAGGTCGCGTTCTTCCATTGCTTTCAGAATTTGATCTTCTTCATTTACCACCGCATCGGATTCACTCTGAATAGGGGCTTTTTCATCCACGATTTCAGTTGCATCACGCACTTCTAAAATCTGTTTGAAAATTGAAGACGCGGTGGTCGCATCTTTTCGGGAAAGTTTTGCATCACGCAACGCTTTTTCGATTAGTTTTAAATCTAGTGTTCCATCTTCACGGAAACAAGATTCTAATTTCGAAATATTGCATTCTAGGTTATTAGGATTCATTACAATTGAAACTTCACGCAATCCGCCTTTAGTAATTTGGAAATATGCTTCATCGGAATCATCATCCGCACCATCAGCATCAACCATTTTATATTCGTCAGCATAAGCGCCAACAGAAACACCGCCAACCATTGCTGGGCTTTCTTTCATAATTGTATAAAGGTCTTTACCAGCAGTTGTATTTGTAAATAATCTGCCTTTAGCATTCATGCCTTTATCTGTAAATTCAAATTCTTGCCATTCGCCAACAGGCATATTCATATCATTGTGTTGAAAGAACATTGGTAATGGTTTGCCTGATTTAGCAAATTCATCAGCCCATTGTGCAAAACCTTCAGGCTTATAATTGAATCTACGACCATCAGCGCCTTCGCGTGCACCCCATGTTGTTACTGTAGCTTCAATTTCGCCACTTGCGTCTGAAGATTCATCAGCTTTAACGCCTAGCGCTACTTTAGATTCGAAAAAAAACTTTTCGAAATTGGATTTATTAATTTCAGTCATTGATTGGCACTCCCTTATTTTTCATTCCGTTAGTTTCAACCGGTTGCGGTTTGCGCTTTTTAGCCGATTGGGTTAATTTATCTAATAATTCTTTTAGTGTCATTAGGCTTTACCCGCTTGACCGGTTCGACCAATAGTAGATTTATTGCCACCGCCACCGGTATCTTGCGGTGAAGTGCCACTAATAGTTGAAGTTGGCTTGTTTGTGTCTTTTAATTCGTCTGCATTATCTAGGTTTTCTTTACCTAAATATTCGCGTGCTTCATTAGGTGTAATTATACCAGCATTTACACCGGCTACTGCGTAATTCATTTGATCTAATGGTGCGCCTTTAAGAAAATCTTGTGTTTGGAATTCAATACAAAGATTTGGATAGCCAGCCAATAATGAAGTTTTAAATTTTTGTTGAATGTTAGTAATTAAAGGTAACATTGTTGATTTGTAGAATTCATCTAACATTGTTTGCGTGTTATTGTATTTCTGATCTTGGATTCCAATCATTGCTGGTGGAACGCCAAATAAACCACAAATACGCTTCATAGTTTGTTCTTTAAGTTTTGCCGCATCAGCATCTTGAAGTGTAAGCATATCTAATGGTTGATATTTCATTCCATTATCAAGCAACATACCTTGACCGGGTTTAGATAAATCAGTTGATTTAGAACCAGTTAATGATGACCATGCTTCTTTTAATCTTGCCGCTACTTCTTTAAATTTAGCGTCAGGAATAACTTGATCTGTAACAAACATTCCGCTTGGTTTAGCGCCATTAAGCATAATGAAATTAGCATATAAATCAATATCTTGATCTAATGATACTAATTCAGTTGCTAAAATACCTTTATTGAAACCAGCAGAACCTTGCCATGCCATTTCTGAAGCATGAATAACTTGGAAATATTCTAATGGTTCATCCTTGTTAAATCCGTATGTCGATGTAGATAAGCGATAGGTCGGATATCTAGTCGGTGTTATTTGTGCGGTTATTAAGGTTGAATCCAAAAGATACATTTCCATAGGTGTAAGCGTAGGATTGGATTGATCCTTGCGCCATAAAGCAGTAAATGTTTCGCCTGATAGGTCATACCACATTGACCATTGATACCAAAATTCATATGCAGATTGATAGTTATTAGGATTATTTAATAAGCCATAAACTGCTTTTGCTTTAGCTTTATCGCGTGCTGAAACACCTGAATTGGTTACTGCATCGACTAATTTACCATTATCATCATAAGCCATGATTTTGATAGGTAATTGTGCTAATGCGCGTGCTTTTGCATTGACGCAAGCCATAACTGTTGAATTACGGCTTAATACTGACATATCTACAACACGACCGGCAGTATTGACGGATGATGTAGTTACATATAATAATTGATTAGAAGATTGAACACCTTGTGCTTTAACATTGCGTAAAATGTTATTACCAAGTGCAGTTTGACCAAAAAGGGTATTACTTTCAGAAGCGTTTGGGTTTGATTTTCTTTTGAATATGTCTAATATAGCCATGTTTTTCCTTTAAATACTTCTGAAGCCAAATGAAGTAGATACTAATGGATGATCTAACGAACAATGCATCGCGATAATAAGGGCGATTATACCATCAACCTTGGCTGATTTGTCAGCTTCATTCTTACGAATCTTAATATTTCCATTTACATCTTCATAAACTTCACAATTGCCTAATTGCCATCCTAGGAATGGATTGCCATTGTGTTTTATTTGATGTTGCATAATAAGTTTTTCAGTATGCTTGGAAGGATTACTTAAAACTGCCATTCCTTGCCCAACTTTTTTGACTGGGATACTATAATCATGCAACCTTGCAATTAAAGATGCGGCATTATAAGCATCATACCCTACTTCTTTGACATTATAAAGTGTCGCTTGTTGTTTGATGTATTCAGATATTTCACGATCATCCATTACATTGCCTTCAGTAATATGCAATATGCCGGATTGAACTGCTTGATCAAATATGCCACGATAATGTGTAGGAACTAAATTTAAAGCTTCTTCAGGTAAAAAGAATTTAAATTCTGCAAAGTAATTTTCATTTGAATAACGCTTTAAAGTGCAAACTGCATTTAAGTCGCGTGTTGCCGCCAAGTCAAATCCAATAAATACTTCTTCCGGATCGCCTTGATCTTCACCTACAGATTTATCCCAATAATCGCGATCAATCCATGCGGTGTTAGCAGATACATAAACATTAAGTGTCTTACATAAAAATTCATTTAACGCGGCTGGTTTTAATTTAGCTTGTTCGCATCGTTCTTTAATTGCTTCTTGATAAACAGATATGCCATGCATAGGATTTGCTTTAGCCCAAGTTTCTTCATCACGCCAATTATCTTGCGGATCAAGTCCATATAACAAACCAAACCAATGCGGATTATCAGGCGCATCACCATTAAGCATAGATTCAAATGCTGATAAGTCTTCAAAGAACTTTGTGTCTTTAGTAAATGATGCGGTAGTAATATAAATTCTTAAAGGATTCTTTCGGGCGACCATGCCTGAAAATATAACTTCAATAGAATTACGATCAACAATCTGTGCGGCTTCATCTATGATCGCGCAAGATGCATTTTTACCATCGCCTGACTTTTTGTTATCACGGGATAAAGCTTTAAATATAGTTTGGCTATCATTAGCCTTTCCTATTTCATATTTGCTGATTCGATACCAAGCTTTCATTTCTTCCGGCATAGATTCAATCATAGATCGTGCGGCATCAAATACAATAGATGCTTGTTCGCGATTGGTAGCCAAAGTAAAGACTTCAGCGCCAGCTTCATTGAATAATAATTCATATAAACCAAGAACCGCAGTTAATGTAGATTTACCAGCTTTTCTAGGAATGAATACAATGACATCGGTGGTCATTCGTTTAGTATGATCTTTTTTGTGTCTAAATCCGTAAATAGCACAAATAAGCAAAACTTGGAAAGGTTCAAGGACTATTGGCTTTCCAGCATCAGGTCCTTTAGTATGTTGAAGTGTTGCTACAAAATCTAAAACATGATCTACATATTCCGGGAAGAATTCATATTCCCAATGCTTGTCTTCCATAAAATTTAGGAATCGTTGGCAAGCTAATTTTATATTATTACAAACTTCAATATTGCCTTTAGTAACATCTTGGGCATATTGAACACCAGCTAAATAACTCATCGTTTAACTTGTGGTCCTAACATTAATTTTCCGATTGTAGTATTAGAAGTGATATTGGTTTTACCAAGTCTGCCTTTAGGTGTTAATCCTAATTCGTTCATTAAAGCTATGATAAGTTTTAAAGCTTCTTTACGAATTGCAACATAAGGTGATGGTCCTGTAGTTTTGCCGTCATTGTAATAAGTAACTAAACCTTCAGTCGCAATGTGGCGATTACAATCTACATAAGTATCTATTTGGTCTGCAAGCATAGTTAAGGTGTGGCGTTCTTGATCTGAACCTATGCCATAAACATTGTAAAGAAACTCTGAAGTTTCATTGTAAAACCTTTTTTTATTCCACGCTTCAGGATTGTCCATCCACTCGGATTCGGGAATGCGTTCACGCACATTTGATGGCAAGGGAATTCCCATGTTTTCCCCTTTTGTGCCTTTGATGATGTGAAGTTCAGGTGGAAGCTTGGCAGTCATCAGATACACCCCCCCTT